TGCGCAGGAGCCTGGTAGGCGCCCCTGGCATTAGCCATTGAGGTGGCAGGGGCCCGGTAAGAGCCATACGCATTAGCCATTGTTGCGGGAACTGACCCCTTAAGAGGCATGCCTTGTACGCTTGCCATGCCATTGTTTCCACTTGAAGTAAATATATCCCACCAGTTAGCCATTAAAGTGTTATCCCTTGCGCTAGTAGTTGCTGGAGAGCTTGGTTACGAGCCCTTGAGCCTGCCTCTCGGCCAGCATATGTGTTTTGTGCCCAATCAGGCATCATCCAGTCAGTCTGGTTAAATACCCTATTGCTAGGGTCAAATAGTAGTCCAAACTCATTTAGTCTGTCAGTTTGAGTCTGCTCAAGGAAAGGCCTTTGTAGTTCTTGCAATGCGTAAGCCTGGTTACCTTCTTGAATGGTTCCAAGACCACGCTCAGTCCCAGCATAAGCACCGCCCTGAAGCATTCCTGCTGTAGCTCGCTGAGCTGCTAGGCGTCGCCTGTCAAGCAAGTCGGCTTGCTGCTGACGGCCAACAGAGCCAATCATCTCTCGACCATCATCAGTGGTATACCCGAAAAGCTGGTTGCGGTAGTTCTGAAGCCTGCGTAGCTCTTCAGCACGGTCGCCTTGGAAGCCAATAAATTCTGGGTCAAGAAGTGCATTGATTGCAGAGTCAAGCATTGCCTGATACTCTTCCGGGCTCATTCCAGCAGCTTCGGCCTGTGCTGGCTCAGGAAAACTCTCAGGTGATTCACTGGCACCATTACCGCTTGGCGCAGGATCTGGTGCAGTTAAGTCTGGTGCAGCCGGTCCAGGATCTGGAGCTGGAACCAAAGCACCAGTAGAAGTCTGTCCTGGCCCTAAATTTGAACCTGAAACCTTAAGGGTGCTGCCACTGCCAGAAGTAGATGATCTATTGCCACCGTCAACTCCAGCAGCAAGAGCAGCTGGCCTACTTGACATGCCAGTAGTAGAGGTTGTTCTTCCAGGTGTAAGGCCAGATCCTGAAACAGATAGAGTGCTGTTAGATCCAGAAGTTGACGATCTATTTCCAGCATTTACACCAGCAGCAATTGCTGCAGCACGGCTTGAACTGCCAGAGCCGATTTTTGTAACTGCAGTGTCCCATGGGTTTGGAGCTACAACTGCAGGGCTTGGTTTTATTGCTTTAAACCTGTTATCTGAGCCTGCAGCATTGCTTACAGTTGGCTTTTTGTAGCCAGTAATATAACTAGGCATTCCTGATGCGCCGTAAGTTATTGCCATTACATGTACCGTCCTACATCTGAACTTCCGTAAGCGCCCTTTGTCTGAGACTTCAAGCGTGCGTTAATTGCGTTGCGTCTTACTTGGCGCAAGCGGTCTCGTTCTTTGTAGCCAGCCTTGTCGACAGGGCCCATGGTAGGGTTATACCTGCTACCGCCATAAATCTTGGCACCAGCAGCGTACGGATTGAACCCTGGGGTTCCGTAGTTTATGGCCATTAAGCTACGTCCTTTGTCATCTTGGCCTTTATCCCGACCATTGGTGTCAAGCTAAAGATTTGTGCGGGGGCAGTTGCTGCCGTACCATCACAGTCCAAGTATAACTCAAAGTACGCCCTTCTGAAGCGTACGCCATCATCAAGTTTCAAAGAAACTCGACTAGGAAGCGTTCCTGAGATCTGCTGGGTAGTGCTGATGGACACGGAGCCACTGAATAGGTCGTCCCATTGCCTGACGTCAAGCAGGTCCCAAGTAAACTGGTCCATTTTGTCCCAGGTAGGAGAGACTTCAGGTATTCCAATTGGCGTAACTATGCCTCTTACTTCGTTGTTTGCGGAGACGTCAGCAGCCCACCAGAACATTCGCTTCCATTCTGACGGTGTATCAAAGTCGTAAATCTTTGTACGCATAGCGCATTCAAACGACTCCGATCCCCCTGTGAGGGTTGCCACTCCGCCGACCTCTTCGTACCATTCGGAAATAGGGTATTCCTGCAAGAAAAATACCGTCGTAGCACTTTTGGCGGGCGTGCCAAGGGCTCTAGGGTAGCGCCACTGAAAACCCCTTGCTTTAGGCACTTCCATAACGTAAGCAAGGTTAGTTGTGCTTTCCCACTTCGACCAAGTGCCAGTAATGAGGTTTAGCGAGTACAGGTTGCCAGAAGTAAAAACTAGGCACTTGTCACCCACCACGGAAACAGATTCTGAAAATAGAACGTCAAGCTCTCCAAAACCTTCGTCGTAATCAAAGCGCACCTTCTGGGCGTTAATTGCCTCGTACACGTTGTTTTGGAATTTGTATAGAGTCCTGTTATGCAGCACTACTGAGCCATTCCGGTAGCCGGAGACGCTTCTTTTGTTGTGGGCACCAATGTTCGCCTGGACCAGAGACACTGTTCCCTCTTCGGGGAGACCCGCATAGACAAAGTTGTAAGTAGAGTTACGCTTAAAAACGATAAGACCGTTATAGTCAGCAATAAGTTTTGTAATTGGCTGGCCATCGCCTCTGTTTACGTACACAAAAGAGTCTGCATTCCATTCGTAGACGCCTGCTGGCTGATCAAGTGAGATAATGTCACTCCAGTAGATCGCAGTCTCACTTGAGGTGGCGTGGAGCCCACTGCCCAGCATGCGCTCTTTAAACAGCACAAGAGTAAAGAGAGCTGGCATTTGGGGGATTGCGGTAGTGGTGGTGCCGTCCCACCTGGCTCCGCCGGCTGTAGCTTTTGACATTACAGCCTCGTTTGCATACTGGATGAATGCAGTTGCTGATGAGTCCCAGATCTCAACCCAAGAACCGAACCCATACTGCTGGACTTCGATCGCCCAAGTTTTTTCCCTCGTTGATGCAATTAGGTGCACCTTGCCATTTTCTGGAGAATAATACCCAAGTATGTCGATGCCCTCTACGCTCAAGTCACCTAAAGGGTGGCCCAGCCCACGGTCCACGATAGGAGGCCTGGACATCAATGCGCCGTTGGGGCTGAACTCCATGTTTACTAAATTTGCAACTTCCGTGTCGGAAATTGCCGACGGGTCCCAGTAGTTATTTAATCCACCAGAAAAGTTGCTAAGCGTTACTGCTCTTTGCCTAATTAGCTCAGACATAATAGTCTTCCGGGTCAGCTAGAACCTGTGGGTATGAGGCAATCTGTACGATGTTCTCACGCAAGCTCTGTCGGTCTAGCCCTTCCCGGAATTGAGAACGCTTTAGTTCTGCTCCTGTGTAGTTTTCATCAAGCTCTAGGGCCTGGGTCATTACGTAGTTAACTAGCTCATTTAGGTAGCGATCAGGTACAGAGAGGACCTCTGAGGTGCTGATAATGACCTTCTTGGTTGGCTGCTCTACGTACTCCAGCTTTAGTCCGTTTGTAAACGAGGTGTCTGGGGTTGGATAAAAAGTAAGTGTGCCGGCTCGCTCGTACCAAACATCTGGGTATTGACCATTGGCTGACTTTGTTGGGTCATCTGCAAGGATGAACTCCCTGAAGCCCTGAGGGGTCATTGACCTGACTGGGCGACCGTTTACATAAACGGCCTCAATGTACTGCACTGCATCAGTTGGGAAAGTATACTCCGACTGATTTGCGACAATGTTAGAGTACTTAGTCTTTTTAAGAACAGGGTTGTTGTTTACAATCTCCTGCTGGCCGTCGTTGATCCAGCGGAGAACCATCTGGTCAGTAATCTGGGCACCCGAAGTGTCACCGAACAGCGAGCGAACGCGCTCGTAAACATCGAATGTTGTGTATGTAAAGGATTCGGCTGGCATTACTTCCTTAGTGTATGTCCGTCATGCTTATAGGTGTTCTTATTGGACTTCATGATTGACTTCATGACGTCTCGCCTCTCCTCCATCCATTCTACCTCAGCTTTGGCTTTTATGGCAGCCTCAGCCATACCTAAGAGTTCGAGTCGGTTTACTGTGGAGTTTGGATCGTGGGTGTTGTTCTCAAGTAGTTCGGCCAACAAGCGAGCGTCGATCTCGCTCTCCCGGACCGTCCTAATCACATAAGAAGGCAGGTCTCGGCCAATTAGCTTTGGCTCATCAACCAGCGCAAAAGGGCGTTGTGGGTCAAAGCTAGGGTGCAGGGCATCAAGGCGCATTAAGCGCACGCTAGGGAATACGTCATTGATAATTTCAGCAATACGGCGGTGAGAAGAACTGTACAGTCCATCAATTTTGTCAAATTCAATCATGTATATATCCTAACGAAAAAAACCCAGTGGCGCAGGCGAGACGATACCTGCGCCACTGGGCGTTTATTCCGCTATTTAGAGCTCAGCGATGTTGGACATTACCGCGTGTGCATTTCTGCGGTAAGTTCCTAGCTGGCTGTACTGGTAGTAGCGAGCTTCGTATGCGTCAGTGTCAGCGACACGTGACCACATTGAACCGTCACGGTCCATCCATGACCAGTCCTTCTTGCGGTTAACCACAAGCTCCTTGCTCGATAGAGCGTAGAGGGTGCCCTTTGGAGCAGCGTAGTCAGATACGAACTTGATTGGCTTGCCCAATGCGTCGAAGCTGAATGCACGCTGTCCACCGGTTAGGGTAGCACCGTTGGTGAACTGACGTAGGCCCTGTAGTAGGTTCCAGTATGCGTTGAACACACCTGGGCTTGCTAGCATGACGTCGACATCTCCACCCTGCTTGTCAACGCTCTGCACGAGGTTGATTAGGTCAAGCTCGGTTAGAGTGCCTGGGGTTCCTACAGATCCAAGAACCTTCTCAGTTGCTGACCACACTGGGTTAGTAGCTGGGTCGATCTCGTGAAGAACACCGGTTGAGCTAACGATAGCTGCCAATCCTGTCCATTCCTTGCCGAAGTTGTTCACTCCGTTGGAAGAACGAATGACGATGTCGCCAACGTTAATGTCAGTGGTGAAGGTACCTAGAGTTCCGGTAACGGTGATCACCTTGGTTGCCTCGTTGATCGCAGTGATCTCGATCGTTGAAGCTGCGCCTGACTGCTGCTTAACACCAGATGTTGGGTCAGCAACGTCAACGGTCATACCTACCTGCAAGAAGTGAGTTGAGTCAACTTCTAGCGTGGTGGCAGATGGCTGGGAAACGATAACTGCAAGTGATCCAGTTCCGTTGCCGTACACCTGACGGTTTAGGTCGACTGCAAGGTCGCGCTTTAGGCCAGTGATTTCCATGTCAACAACGTTGATGAAAGCCTGGTAGTCTTCAGCTGCCTGCTCGAATAGCTGACCGTCTACCTCAATTGAACCGTATAGGTTGGTTAGGTAAAGGTGAGCCTGCTTGTACTTCTGTGCTCCGGCGGTTGGTAGCTTCTCACGAACGCCACGTGCACCAATACCTTGGTTACGTCCGATGTGAGTGTCAAAGATTACCTCTTTGCCGTTACGGGTGATGTTGGAAGATGATGCCTCAATAAGCTGAAGCGCAGGGTTCTTGTCGCGCAACTGCTCGTGTAGGTCACCATAAACCAGCTTAATAGCCTCTGACGCAAAAGTCAGTAAGGACTGTCCTGCCATGGGGATGCTCCTAGTTTGTTTTAAGTGAAGTGTTTTTTACACGAATATGTCAAACGCCCTGACCTCAGAGAGGCTGTACTAGACAGTATTTATTGTACCATGTAAAAAAAGGAAAGCCCGACCTCAAACTATAAGAGATCGGGCTTTTTCTTTTAAGTTACTTGGCCATTTGGTCCTTGAACATTTGAGCAAGCATCTCTTTTTTGGCTTTTGCATCCGTTGGGATCTCTACGGCTTCAAAGGGCACGCCGTTGCCACCGCTTGCTCCAAGAACTTTTGGGGCTCCGGGCTCTGACGGCTGAGCACCTTTCTTCTTAAAGCCTGCACCAGTTAGGTCAACTAACTTTTTGGCAGCCTGGAAAACTCCAAGATCTTCGCCACGTGCGCTAGCTACGTCCATAAGCTCCAAGATAGCTTTCTCTTGAGCAGGTGTGACGTCGTAGCTGTTGCGTAGGTTGTCAAACTCAGAATTAAGTTTCTGAAGCTCTACTTCAGTCGCTTTGTCTAGGTCAGCTTTGCTCATTTGCTCACGAATTTCCTTGAGCTCTGCGTCACGCTTCTCTAGTTCCCTTTTCATGGCTGGAGTTAGAGACTCTTCTTCATAGATGTCACTTTCAGCGTCATCCATAATTTCCTGAGCTGCCTGCTTTGCCTCTTCAGCAATAAGGCCCTGTTCCATCAAAGCTTTAGTCAAGTTCGTGTGAACGGTTACTGGATCTGCAGCAATTGCCTGAGCAAGCTGCATGCTCTGAGTGATGTAGCTTGGGTCGACCCCATCCTCTACAAACTGCTTATACGGGCTAAACTTCTCTAGCTGCTGCTGGAAGTTCTTGTCCTGCTCCTGTAGGTGAGGCTTAACTTTCTCATGCCAAGCTTCTGGGATCTCGTTTAGTAGCTTTTCATAAGCTGGGTGTACTTTAGTCTCTTCTGGCTCAGGCGCAGCTGCTTCTGGAGCTTCGGGAGCATCTGTTACTTCCGTAGTATCCAAATTATCTGGCGCTTCGAGGCCGTCAAGGTTTTCTTCAGACATCGTCTCTTCCTTATCCTAGTTGTTCTGCAGTCATTCCTGATTGCTCGGGTGTATCTTGTGGTGCACCTGAACCCTGTGGCTGTTCGCCACCAGGCATTGCTCCCATCATCATAGCCTGCATCTGCTGAGCCTGTAGGGCCTGCTGGTGCAAAACAATATGCTTCTGGAACTCTTCTTTGACCAATTCTGGCAAAAGCTCGAATGTCTGGCTCTTGCGGAAACGGTTGTGAACTTCTACGTGTACAGCGTGGTTGTCCCAGTCGTGTACCGGAATCATAGGAGGCTGAGGCGCTGGAATCATTTCGCCAGTGTTTGGGTCCTGGGCCATGGTCTCTGGATCGCCTTGCTGCTGACGCATCTCCCAATCCGTGGTTGCCTGCTGAATATCTTCCTCTGGAAGCTTCTTTATGCTTAGGTTCTCTCGCTGAGCAGCGTTCTCGTCGATCTTGATCAAGTTGTAGTACTGCTTTAGCATTCCCATTTCTAGAACACGTAGACCATCGTTTGGAGAGATGAAGCCCATCTTCATCCATTCGGTGATTAGTGACTGGCGAGCTGCCTTGCTTGTAGGTAGCGCTGAGCCAGACTCAATACGGATGTCAGTTCCAGACGCAATGTCTGCGCCGGAAAGCATCATGGCGTCAAATGAGCCATCTGATCCGACTGTCTTAATCAGGCGCTGAGTGTCGACGTACTGAACAAACAAGCTCAGTGACTGGCGAGCAACCTTCTCTAGTGCAGCTTCAATTGAATTGAAGATGGTAGTTAGGTAGGCATCGTCACGCTCTCCCAAGTAAGCGAGCGCCGTAGCAGCAGTTACGCCACCTGAAGCATCTCCCTTGGAAATCTGGTGCTGACCTGAGATATCCTCAAAGTCAGTTGCAAGCTGCTGTACTTCCTGCAATACGTAGTTAGGTAGAGGCTGGATTGGTACAGGAGTTGGGTACTGGAAGCCAGGGCGAACTGGAATCCAGATACCTGCTTTAGCTGTAATCTTGCGAGGGTCAACTGAGCCATCCTGGTACATCATCTGAGGCTTAGCCATTAGGTTCTTAGCGTGAATGATCTGCGAGCGCACTCGGTTGTACTCACGCTGCAATGGGATCAAGCTCTTGATCACCGAACGACGGTAGAACTTTCCATTTTGTATTCCAGTCAGGTGGGCAAATGGGTACTCGCCGTGAGTGTAAGGAATGCCTGAATCTGAGAACTGCACGATCTCGTCGTCAACAATGGTTACGAGGCCACCCTTTGGAAGATACTTTGAGCCACCTGGCTTTACCCACATCTCTAGAACTAGAACGCTATCAGGGCGGGCGCTGTCTACGCCACGTAGATCCATAAGCGCTGCATCTTCGATGTCAGACATTGTCACCTTAGTAGGAGAGAAGTCCTTTGGTAGCACGTCAGCGAAAGTCTGCTTAACCCAAGTCTCGCTCTTGGTGTATACGTTAAAGATGTATGGCTGATCTTCTAGCTTCTCTTGAGCCAGGTCAGATACAAACAAGTGGAAAGGTGAAACAACTTCAAACTTTACGTCACCCTGAGCGATTGACTCCTGGGTGACAACCTTCTCGCCTGACAATGGATCGATGTCAGTGACAGGCTCTTTGATTGTGATGGAAGGGTCCCATAAGGTTTTAATGAATGCGTTACCAGTGATTGCTCTCCAGAACTCTGCTGGTTGTAGCACGTCTGTCTGGAAGCGGTTCTTGTCGTAGGTTGACTGCCATACCTGCTCAGCAGCTGTAGCTGCAAGTAGGTCGTCCTCATCGTTCGATGCAGGAACCACAGAGGCCGAAGGCTGTCCAGAAGTGGTCTTTGCAATCTCCGTACGAATGATTGGCTCAATGCGGTTAACGGTAATCCTTGGTAGGCCGGCTGGGTTTGGCTCTTCTGCCAAGCTCTGCTTGTTGTTAACTGAACGCCAGTCGTGGTACTGGTAGCCGTTGTAGAAGGCCAGGTTAATGTACCAGTCGTTTTCTTCAAGCTTGCGGTTGGTCTTGCACTTTGAGTACTCTGACTTCATCCAAGCAACTAGCTTTTTAGCTTCTTCGCGCTTCTTGTACTTGTTTAGAAAGTCAGGGTCAGCTAGGCTTCCCTGCTCTTCAGGGGCTGGAATCTTGTCGTACAAGCCCAAATTTACTTCTTCAGGCAATGCGTTATCTTCAGCCATTAATCTTCTAAGCCTTCCTCAGCAGTCTTCCATAGCTTTGCCATGCGCTCTTCAGCGTTGAGAAGTTGCTGATATTCTTCACCGGTTACGTAAGGTCCAGTATACACCCCAGGATCCATAGCTTCGGGTGTTGCTGCCTGAACCATTTGATATGCCATTGGGTCTTTTGTGGCTAAAAGATTAAGAGCCTGACTTAGCGTTCGGCTTCTTTCCTTGTCCTGCTTTAGCTGCAAGTCCAGGCTTAGCTTCAACGCTTCCAGTGTCGGCTTGATTACCTTCAGGTTGTACAGGCTGATCAGGAACAGGGACACTAGCAAGGCTAGTAACAAAGTCGCTGATAAGATTACTGATGTCATTTGAGAAGCTCCTTAGTAGTTCTGGCATTGCATCAAGCTGAGCTTTCTGCTTTGTAATTTTTTCCATACTGGTTGCAACCTGTGTTGCATAAGTTGATCCTGTGACGAAGCCTGTGTGTACGGCGATTTCTTGTAGGCATCGGTCGCAAAGAAGAGCTGCCATGTTGCTAGCTGGAATATTTCCTAGCTGCCATAGCTGCTTGTTGTTTCCACATCGAACACAGGAACCTGGGAATGGCCCACCGTTTTCGTGAAAGTGAAAGTGTGACATTAGTATCCTTCCAATGATCTCATGCCGGAAGATCCTGTCCAACCGGGTCCCCAGTCATCTGAGTCATCAATGTCCGAGATTGGGGACACCGGCTGAAACGCGTCTCTAAATGTGTCATGAAATTGTCTAGTATTTTTCTTCTCGTCCAGCGTATCAGGTGTGAGGTCAGTTAGGAAGGTCATAGCGTATTTCAGCGCGTCGTAACAGTGGTTATCTTTGTCACGAATGTCTTCCTTCTTGTTATTCATGTCGGCAACTTTAGCGCTCGCCCACTTCTGCCAGCGAAGTTTTGGTAGCTCAGCAATGAGTTTAGGGCAGTCGTCGGTGATCATCAGGTGAGGACGGTTAGACTTCTTGTTCCACTTCATGTACTGGCGAACTCGCTCTAGCCCAATACGTCGATCCTTAGGGATCATGTCTACAGCGATGAAAATCCCAGCTCGTTGATATTCCTGTTGAACTGAAGTTCCAGACTGTTCTTTGGTCTGCTTAATTGCAGGGTCGCCAGTAGTTAGCCAAACCTTTACGCCAAAGTCACGCTCCATGTCACGTGTGATCTGGTTGACTATTGTGGCGTGCTCGGCAACTGTTTTCTTGGCAGCATAGTGTTCTTTGAATACCGTGACATTATTGTCTGCATCGACGGCAAGCCACAGCCATACTGTTGGATTGGTGTAGCCAGAATCCATAGTCCGGATAATGTGGTGGTCATCTGTGGGTTTGAAGCTACCTTTTGGAAGGCAATGTGTCGATGGCGTGAAATCTGGGAAGACTGCCCCACCAAGATGCACGTATTGTCCCTTGGTCCTAATGAGTCTTTCTTCTTCAGAAAGCTCGTTAACGAACCTAGCGATGGCTTCTTTGCTAAGAGTTGGGTTATCCTCCATAGTTGCTTCGACGACGCCGATAGCTTTTTTGCCTTCTTTTGCAGGCTGGTAAAGATCGTCATAGATCCACTCCATTCCTTGTACTGGTGTTTGAGACATCCACCAGACACCGCCAGTGTCGACTAGACGTGCAATACATTCTTGGTAAACCGTCTTGGGACACTCCTCATCGAAGTGAACAAAGTGCCTGGACGAACCAGCAAACTTATCTAGATCCTGGTCCTGGGACATGAACTCCACAAATGACCCGTTGTTAAGTGTAAGCACGTGACGCTCACGAGAGTAGCTATCTGCCCAGCTGCCATTAATAAGGTATGACTTTGGTAGCCATTGTTTGTACAGCGGAAGGATAATCTTGTCTACACCGTTTAGGAAGTCAACGGCTACGACTCTTCCTCGTACTGGTCCTTCTGGGGTCTTGCGATACGGATGTGTGTGAGTGAGCCACCATATTGCTTCGATAGTTGATCCAAGTGATTTCCCAGATCGGTTTCCTCCGATGTATAGTCGATCAGGATTCTCATCTTGATGAAAGAGGAGTTGCTTTTCACTTGGTACGTAATCGTATAGATTCGGCTGGTGCGACGATTCTTGTAGGCCTTCGCCCAGCCGTCGTAGCGCTTCAGAAAAGTCAACAGAGTCTTTAGCCATGAATAATTTCTACGAGTTCTTTCAGGGTTAACCGAACTATGGTATTTTCTTCTAAGCCAGCGCTGAACTTCAGCGAGGCCAGATCGCCTAGCGTTGCGTATGCCCACCATTCACCAGCTCTCGGGTATCCAACACCAGCACGCTGAGTAACTAGAAAGCCAAACTTAGCGGAAGCGTTTTTCTTTTCACGCTCAGTTTCAGCGTACCACTTTTTAACTTGTTCAAAGCTAGCGTTCTTGGCCATGTTGCCACCTTTAAGCTCAAAAACAATTAAGCCGTGGTCTGGCTCTCGTAGCCAAACATCGCCTTGATCGTCTGAGCCAGTAAGCACATTGCGATGTGCTTCAAGCTCTCCGTACCCTGCAGACAGCAAGTAGTTGCGGACAGCGGTTTCTGCTCTTGTGCCTATGTTCTTGGCTTTACTCATGTCGTCTCCTGTATACTTATTATATGTCTGCTGTATTCGGAAATGCTGGAGCCTCTGCTAGTGAGGTCAATGACTTTCACATTAACTCTGATGTAGACAAGAGTACCCTAGCACAGCACCACACCTTAGGAATACTAGCGAGCCAGGCAAGTCCTGGGGATCATGCTCATGACGGCAAGACCTCTAAGCGCATAAAGTTTAGTGATATTACAGGTGGATGGATGAACGTAGACGGCGGGCTTCCTGACAGTGTGTATGGTGGCATAACTATTTTGGATGCTGGAGGCATTTAATGGCTGTAACTATTCAGATCCGGCGTGGAAACGCGACCGCATGGACCGCTGCTAACCCCGTCTTAGCCCAAGGTGAGCTAGCCGTAGAGCTGGACACTAAGAAGTTTAAAATCGGTGACGGCGTTACAAATTGGAACGGGCTTCCGTACTTCACTCAAGGCGCTTCAGGCCTCTCGGCTTACCAAATCGCTGTAGCAAACGGCTATGGAGGCACAGAAGCTCAATGGCTTGAGAGCCTTATTGGCGACACCGGTGCTACTGGTTTAACTGGTGCTACTGGTTTAACTGGTGCTACTGGTGCTCAAGGTATCCAAGGAGAAGTTGGACCTCAGGGGCCACAAGGCGATCAGGGCTTGCAAGGCCCAACTGGCAACACTGGCGAGGAGGGCCCTATTGGCCCTATTGGCTTGACTGGGCCACAAGGTATTCAGGGCATTCAGGGTATTCAAGGTGATACTGGGCCTCAAGGCGACCAAGGCATCCAGGGCATCGAAGGTATTCAGGGAGATACTGGTCCACAGGGCGATCAGGGCATTCAAGGTATTCAAGGTATCCAAGGAGATACTGGTCCACAGGGCGATCAAGGCATTCAAGGTATTCAGGGCGAGACTGGAGCTGACTCAACCGTTCCAGGTCCAGTTGGACCTCAAGGCCCACAAGGTATCCAAGGCGAAACAGGCGCAGATTCAACCGTTCCAGGCCCAACAGGACCTCAAGGCGACCAAGGTATTCAAGGCGAAACTGGCCCACAAGGTATTCAAGGCATTCAGGGTATTCAGGGTTTGGCTGGAGCCGATGGTGGTTCATCTGCATTCTTCCCATACACAGTAAAAACTACAATTACAAGTGGTGACCCAGGTTCAGGGCACGGTATTTGGAACACGGCAGGTCAAATTGATGCAACTATTCTTAGTGCAAGCCACATTGACAGAGATGGTGAAGATGTAAATCTATTTATTCACCTCATCAAAGCTGGTGACTTCCTAATTATTCAGGAAACTGGAAACTCGGCTAACTATCAGAAGTGGGAAGTAACTGGTGACCCAGTTGAGTTCTCTACCTATGACCAGATTCCAGCTAGCTATGTTGAAGGTGGTTACATATTTACCAACAATGACAGTGTTCTTTTTGTTGTTGTTAGAACTGGTGTAGCAGGACCTCAAGGCCCTCAAGGCATTCAAGGTATTCAAGGAGAAGTTGGACCTCAAGGCGACCAAGGTATTCAGGGCATTCAGGGTATTCAAGGCGATACTGGACCTCAAGGCGACCAAGGTATTCAGGGCATTCAAGGTGTTCAGGGAGATGTTGGACCTCAAGGCCCACAAGGTATTCAGGGAGATGTAGGCGCAGATTCAACCGTTCCAGGCCCAACAGGACCTCAAGGCCCTCAAGGTATACAAGGTGTCCAAGGTGATACTGGGCCTCAGGGCGACCAAGGTATTCAGGGCATTCAAGGTATTCAGGGCGATACTGGACCTCAAGGCGACCAAGGCGACCAAGGTATTCAGGGCATTCAAGGTATTCAGGGCGACCAAGGTATTCAGGGCATACAAGGTGATACAGGCCCTGCAGGTGCTGACGGAGCTGATGGTGCTGACGGTGGCTTTAGTTCAACTCAGGTAATTGACATTAAGGCCGTAAGCTACACTCTGACTTCAGCAGACGCTGGAAAGCTGATCCTAAACTCAGCTCCAATTACTATTACTGTGCAGGGACTAACAGTCGGTCAGCAGGTTGACTTCATGCAGAATGGAGTAGCCCAGATCACCTTCGCTGCTGGTGCTGGCATGACACTGAACTCCAAAGGGGGAAACCTTTTGACTGCTGAACAGTACTCGGTAGCAGGCATAAAATGTATAGGTACTAACACCTACATCCTTGCTGGCGACCTGGGGATTTAATTATGGCTTGGAGTATGGCGCTACTAGGTTATCCATATGGACCTAAAGGTGATTACTGGATAGGAACGCTAGGTGGTACTGGTTTTGAGGCTGGCAGATCAATAGCTATTGACTCAAGCGATAATTTTTACGTGGTTGGCGAGACAACCTCAGGAGGTGTAACCAATAATGTTGTCTTGCTCATTAAGTACAACTCTGACGGCGTTATTCAATGGCAACGCACTTTGGGTGGCACTGGTCTTGACTATGGCGCATCGGTATCACTTGACTCAACTGATAACGTTTATGTAACTGGCACTACAAGCTCGCCAGGAGGTGGAGGTGGCAGTGACCTTTTGCTTGCCAAGTACAGCTCATCAGGATCTCTTCAATGGCAACGCACTTTGGGTGCGTCTGGTACTGAAAAAGGCTTGTCGGTAAGGGTTAACTCAACTGATAGCATTTATGTGGTTGGAGAAACATATTCAAGGCAAGGGTCCAGGCCTGATTTATTAATTGCTAAGTACCTCTCAAACGGCAATCAGTCATGGTCGCGCTTGCTGGGTGGGACTGGTTATACATGGGGAACATCAGTAACAACTGATCCCCTAGATTATGTTTATGCACTTGGGTATATACGACTGGCAGTTTACCGTAAGGGGCGCACCAGTTATTTATCCCAAGACCTCGCACTGATTAAATACGACTCTAACGGCGCTGTTATATGGCAGCGCAAGCTGGGTGGGAGTAGTGGTGAATATGGCATCTCGGTAGCAACGAGAAGCAGCGATAATGCTTATGTGGCTGGCTATACAAGCTCTAACCGTCTCTTTCTCGCTAAGTACGACTCAGTATATGGTTTTGAATGGCAACGCACTTTGGGTGGCACTGGTTTTGACCGCGCTACTTCGTTAGCTATTGACTCTAGCGAGAATCTTTATTTGCTTGGCTATACAGCCTCAGCAGGTGCAGGTAGCGAGGACCTTTTGATTGCTAAGTACGACTCATCAGGAACTATTCAATGGCAACGCACCTTGGGGGGCACTGGTATTGAACAAGGGCATGCAATAGCACTTGATTCAGCAGAAAATATTTGTATCGTTGGGCAGACAGCCTCAGCAGGTTCAGGTGGCGCTGACCTTTTGATTGCTAAGCTACCTAATGACGGAAGCCTAACCGGGACTTATACTCTTAACGGCGTGCCCCTGGTTTATGCAGCAAGCTCGCTAAGCACAATAAATCAGACATATCCTGTTGCGCTAACCTCACTAACAAGTTATTCAGGTACCGTAACCAATAGGGGCGGAACCCTTACAGGTGCAACCGCTAATTCTTTAACTCAATACCAAGTAGGGCTCTAAGGAGAAATAACAATGATATACATAAACGCAGAAGGCGAATACCCACGCCACATCGGAGATGTTCAGCTAGTAATTCCGGGCTGGAAAACCGGAGATCCACTCCCCGACGGGTGGCAGGCAGTTGTTGAGACAGACCCTCCATACGCAAGTGAGTATGAAGTACTTTATGAATCCCCGCCACAAGAAGTAGACGGGGTTATCACTCAGGTGTGGACTGTTCGTGATCTTACAGACGAAGAACTTGCTATCAAACTCGCTCCTCTAACGGCTAAAGAGAAACTTGTTGACTTAGGCCTTACTGATATTGAGGTTCAAGCATTAACTTCGGGGCTGCGAATCCGATGACTGAGTTTATAAAAGTAGCCTTCAACCCAGACTTTTTAGATTATAGAGAATGGATGAAAATACGCGAAAAAAAACATTCTTCTGTTGCAGAAGGAACAGAGCCAAATCAAGTACTGCTTTTTGAGTTCAGTGAAGTTTATACTGCTGGAAGGGAAGTAGGTGTGAAGGGGCTGCCTACGGACGGCAGTAGAGTGATTAGAGACTCCCGCCCCGGTCACGTTGGTTGGCATGGTCCTGGGCAGCTTATGATTTCACCCGTAATAAAATTTACCGATTCGGGCAATGGATCTGCCTACGGAACTTGGATGGAACAGATCATCATAGATACAGTGGCTGAATTTGGTATTGAGGGAATAAGGATAGCGGGTAAAGCGGGGGTTTGGGTTGAAACGCCTACTGGGTTTTCAAAGATTGGCTACTTAGGGGATGGCATAGCTAACGGAGTAACTGAGTATGGATGTGTTATAAACTGCAACAACTCCTTGGCCCCCTATGACTACATAGTCACCTGTGGCAATATTGGGGCAAAATCTACATCCATCTTTGAGCTTACTGGACAAGATATTTCGCCAGAAGAACTAGCGAGTCTGGTAATAGAGAAGATAAATAGCAACCCTCTAGCAGCCTGATACAATAGACCTATGGCTCATTTTGCAAAAATTAATGACGATAATATCGTTGAACAGGTTTTAGTAGTGCCTGATTCACAGGAGCACAGAGGTGAAGAATTTCTTGCTGTCGATCTGCAATTGGGTGGCAGGTGGCTACAGACTTCGTTTAATAGCTCAATCAGAGGAGCGTTTGCGGTCATAGGTAGCATTTATCGGGAAGACATAGACGTTTTCCATTCACCTGAAGATACAGGAGCCTTTTAAAAATGCCTAAGCTGCTTCTTGGGATCAATAGCCCAAACAATGCGGTGTGGAGAGATGCAGCAGTTTTCCTGCAAGGTGGGGGCCAGAACGCTCAAGGGCCATACCCTGGAAATGGTGGCTGCCAAGTGTCAAGAAAGTTTACTTTAACTGGCTACCATCCGTATCAAGTTTTTGTGGGGGCTGGCGGCAACGTCTCTACCATCAGACAAAATAACCAGACTCTTTTTTATGCACCGACTTATCCGACATCTGTATACAGGGACTGGCTTGGCCTTGTTGATCAATACTACACAGTGCTTGACTACATTACTCCCGAAACAAACTATACTCGAACAACTAACAGTGGCACTACCTACGGTGAGCTACTGACCTATTACAACACTCGAGCTGGAGCCGGCGTGGGGGGCGAAAATATAAACTCGTACGCTTACTGGGGCCTGTCTGGAAACGATAGGGTTAGGCTGTATACGTCTAATGGCCTTGCAGGGCCTGGCCTCATTCCTGCACACAGATCCTCATTTTTTGACTCAGTACTGCTAGGCGCCGGAGGAAATCCCGGTATATATGCTACATATAGTTATACAATAACTGGTAGCTCAAATGTTTACTATGAAAGTTTAGGCTTTCCATCAAGCGCTTATCCTGGTGCAATAAATACTGGCAACGGTGCAACTGGATCAATAAATGGAGGGTATGCCGGGAACGGACTGGGCGGTAGTGGGGTTATCTACATAAAATACCCAGCCGACTATGGCGAGCTTGCAAATATAACTGCAGACTATACCACTTACACAATTAATGAAGCAGATGGGGCAGGAAGTCCTTACATAGAAAAAAGAATTTACAAGTTCACGTCTAGTGGGGGCTTTGAAGTACCTTCATAATCTTTTAAAAGTTTGTTAGGGTTGTTCTTAAGTGTTAACTGAAGGAGACGCCATGTTAGAAGGACTAACACCGCCCACTGAAAACTTTCTTTGCTTGATGGGAAGGAAGAGCCTGGAGCTTAGTAAAGAAGATCAAGAAGTTTTAGAAACATCACTAGCAGATCCTCGTTGGTCCAGCGCAGCTTTAAAGAAAGCGCTGGATGATCTGGGATTTTCTGTTGGCGAGACAGTTTTACGCAAACATCGAGCAAGGGAATGTAACTGTGCTAGAAAATCTAAATAAGCCTGCCTGGGATCCAGTTGACCGTGCACAACCAGTCGTCTTGGCAGCGCCTAAGAAAGTCACACCTAAAAGAAGCAAGCATACTGTCCATATTGCGCTGCCAGACCCGCAAATCGGTTATAGGAATCTAGATGGCCGATGGGATCCTTTTCATGATGAGCGTGCTATGGATGTTGCGCTGCAAATCACCTCATTTCTTGAGGAAACGGATAGGTTGGATACGATTATCAATCTGGGTGACTTTTTGGATCTACCGGCGCAGGGGCGCTTTGAACAAGAAGCTGCTATGGCAAACACCACGCAGGCAGCCTTTGACAGAGGTCACTTGTTTCTGCAGCAGCAAAGACAATCCGCTGGACCCAAAGCTAAGATTGTTCTAATAGAAGGCAACCACGATCGTCGCATGGAGAAATTCATCATGACGAATGCACTAAGCGCTTTTGGCTTGAAGCGAGCCAACACCAATGAGCTTCCTACAATGAGCATCCCTTACCTTCTTCGCTTGGACGAGATTGACGTTGAGTACATCGACGCTTACCCTGCTGGAGCTTACTGGCTTACGCCTACTATTAGAGCGGTACATGGAAACAAGGCTCGCTCAAACGGATCTACAGCAGCAGCCTACACAAATGCTGATCCTCACATCAGCACTATCTTTGGTCATGCACACCGCTTAGAAATTCAGTCACGAACAGCGTTTAACCGTGACGAAGCTATACGAAGCGTTGCCGTTAGTCCTGGATGTCTATGCCGAGTTGACGGTGCAGTTCCTTCAGTTAACGGAAGCACTCACATTGATGGCTCGCCAGCTAAGTATTACGAGAACTGGCAGCAAGGTATTTGCGTAGTTACTATTGAAAACGGCATCCCTTACTTTGAACTAATTGAGATCCGTGATGGAGTGGCTTGGTTCAGAGGGCAGAAGTTTACAGCTCGCTCAGGCGTTTAGTCTCAGCTTCAATAATCTCAGCTTGAGTAGCTTTGGTGGTTGCATCATGCTCTTTCCATTCGCCAACAGGTACAAACGGTAGCGTGTGGTCAGGACGATCTCCGTAACCAGGATCGTTTAAGGCGTGCCAGGTGTTGTGGCAGTGGTCACAGATCCTGTGAACGTTGCCTGGGGCATTGTTCATCGTATTCTTATCAGGCCCGTGGTGCCGATCTGAGGCAGCTCTGCCTATGCAGCCAACAATAGGTACAATGCCACCACCAGCGAACTTAAGAGTAGCCCATTCACAAACCATGCCAGGCTCAATAGGATACATTTGAGCTGCTCGTTTTCTTCCGGTGCTGAGTGGGTCTTTGTACTTGTCGAGGTCTTTCGCTGCACCGTACCCGTCCTCAATATAGCCTGTTGAAGCTTCCTGATCTCCCGAGCTGACCTCAGATATTCCCTCATGCTTTACCTCTCCTGTAGCAGAAAACTTTATTTCACCACAAGAGACCCAGGATTCATCTTCCCAGGCATAGTGGCATTCATTTTGGAAGCCAGCCCTGCAGGCTGGACATGGATCCTTTATCTCCAATATTCATCCTTCTCGCGGTCGTCCTGCACAATGCGCTCAGGGACGATCTGAGTTGATACCAGTTCGATACCGCTAAACATTCTAGCGCCACCGACGGATACTTCTTGAGTGTTCAGGCGCTGACGTACCTCACGGTTCAAGGCGTTCTGAGTAATAGGCTTTTCACCGTTCTCGATGCACCAGTCGCGGTAGCTATTGAAGATAGCAGTCTTTGTGACGCTGCCATTCTCTGCAAGCATGACGTGCTCATCAACGAACTTAGCAATGTGATCTTCTTCATGACGGTACTCAAGGGTGGCCATCTTGACAGAGTCAGGCTCATTAAAGCCAGCAGCAGTAACACGGACTGCACCTTCAACTATCCATTGAAGGATGCCTGGGCCTTCTTCCTCGATCATAGACTGGGCAAAGTTTTCGCGCTGCTGATCCTTAGGGATAGTTACACGGAAGTCCATCTTACGAAGTCTTCTCCAGAAGCCATCACCGCCAGACTTAACGGCAGGCAAGTGGTTTACGGCTAGGAATAGCGTGTGAGTAGGCCGGAAGTCAAAGAAGTTCTGGTTCATGAAGCGGGCCGATAGCATGTCGCCACCAGTAAGCATCTTCACACGGGACTCGTTGAACTTGCCATCAGGCCTAGTCTCCGATGCCATGGCAAAGCGTACTCCACGAAGCCTAGCGATCTCAGTAGGGTGAGCAGCTCCGTTGGCATCAAGCAGGAAGTTCTCAGGCATCGATGCAGCGTAGTCGCCCAGGATGCCGGAGACAACGTCTAGAAGCGTTGACTTTCCGTTAGCTCCGGATCCAGCAAGCACAGGGAGCACATGGTACCTCGAGTCTCCGAAAAGAGAGGCTCCAAGCAGTTCCTGCAGGTACGCAATCCGGTCCTCGTCTTGGACGACCCTCTTAAGGAAATCGGTCCATAGCGGTGTAGAAATCGCAGCCGGTGAACACGTTGTTTGGCGTGTGTTAAGGTCCTGAGCGCGTACTGCAGGCCTGAGCTCGCCAGTCTGAAGATTGACGATACCAGCAGGAGTGCAAAGATTATTAGGTTCAAAATCCATGTCAATGGCAGCAACAAGAACATCGGGGTCAGTGCTCGCAAGGGTAATGGCATTTACAACTCTTTCTTTATTTTGTGAAGTCTGGGCCCACTTGAGCTGATCGCCGGTACCTCCAGCGATCTCTACGAACTCAGCAGCGTCGATTGCTTCTTGGTAAATAGATTTTTCTTTGTCAAAGATGTAGCGCCCGCCTTCCCAGCGGTGCCAGCCTACATCGGGTATAAACTTGTAAGCTCCCTGGCTGTAATGGATCAGCCGGCGTGCGTTTGATGCGTCGGTGCGCCCGTAAGTGTCAAAGCTAACTTTGTAGATGTGAACCATCTCAGCACTTGAGATCTCAGCGTTAGCGGAAGGCTCCCCAAGGGCGCTGCTCGGGTCGCCTATCAAAAAATCCGAGTGGTTGTGGTTCCTAAGCTCACTGTTTAGTTTTTCCTCAGTAAATGCCTCAACCTTAGCGATGGCCCATTTGTTTGCTGAGCCGACCTCATTCTGGTTCATCTCACGTGCAGGAGCAAGCTTCAAGAAGTCCTTGAACCTTTCAGCAATGTTCTTGATGAGCTCATCGGAAGTGTTCTTGGTCAAGCAGCCATTACGGTGAGCTGCATTGACCAGCACTAGCTGCTGGACTAGCCAGCCGTGCCTAGACTTTGGTGGATTGTTTGTAGGACGAATGCCTGCAAATAAAGATGGAGTGAACTGGCAATCGTGGGCAGCATATTTCCATTCGGCAGAGCTAGAGACCAGCTCAAAGCTGTCAGGCATGTTCATCTCGCTGGTGATGCCGTGAGCGATCAGTACATCATTGATCTCATCCAGCGTTATTGGTCGCCAGTCCTTAGGGAAGGTTGCGACTACATCAACTGGGTTAGTGACATCCTTCATGTTGCGGGAGCCAGGCACCCGGAAGATCCGAGGTAGGTCAAAGACGCTGTCTAGCTGGACTCCGATGCTGCCACCAATAAAGCGAGCAAATGCACCCCAACGATTAAGAATGCCTTGAGCAAGAGATGGGTCAAAGTCTTCCTCCGGATCTATTGCCCAGTACGGTTGAATCCCATGACCGGAGTAGACCACAGCACTGGGACCTACTCCGATCAAGTCTGATAGTAGCTCTATGAGTTCTTTGGCCTGAGCAATTGTGCCAGCGCCTGAATCCTTATAGTCGATGTCGATGTACAGGGCAGCTAGGGCAGTGATGTCCTGAGCAGTTGCTCGACCGTTTACTGTGGACGGGTTTATCTCGAACCAAACGTTATTGTCCAGTGAGTCGAGAGCTGCCACGGTTGACTCTGCCATCGAAACCTTGATGGTCTTTGCCGTAAACCTCTGCACTGATGATTGGTAGCAGATGGCTACGTTGTCATCTTGGGTTCGGCCCAGACGCTCAAGAAGTTCTGTAAAGTATTGCATTTTTACCTTTCGGAAGTAAAAGTTTGAAGAGAGGCCTGGGCAAGAAAGGAATCAAGAATCCCAGGCCTCCCTTGGTCAAATTAGAAAGTTAGAGAAGCGTTCACAACAGCAACATCAACGCCGAGGTTCTCGGCAATCTCTTCTGCTGTAAATCCGTTGGACTGCAATGTCTCTGCAACCTTCGTCTGCTTAGCGTCTAGCTTAGCAATTTTACCATCTTTCTTGGCAACAGGTGTAGCACCTGCAGCAAGTAGTGCGTCTGCAGCTGAGTCTGACTTAGCTGGGTTGATCTCAATACCGTACAGCTTTACGTCGTTGTAACGCTTGTTCTGAGATGGCTTTGTACCAGTGAGAGTAATGATGAACTGAGAGCCGATCTCCAGCTTCTTCAGTCCCTTCTTTCGCATCTCATCCTGGGCTGCACGTAGCTTCTGGCCGAACAGGAACGCACGACGAAATCCCTCATCGTCTGGGTCGCTTGGGTCAGCGTAGCCGGTAGAGAGAGTTACCTCGATCTGCAGCTTTGGCTTACCGTCGTCCCAGAACTCGAGCTTGGTTGGGTCTTCGTAGTTGCGAACCTGAACTGTACGTAGTCCAGTGATGACACCTTCGTAGCTATCGCCTACAGCGAGATCCTTGAACGAAAGTGATGGTACCGATGAGCCTGCAAGCAGGTCGTTAGCATCCGGTAGTACCTCTGTATATTCTGACATTATTTTCCTTAGTTTTTTAGTGTTTATAGTGTTAGATCATGTTCTCAACTGAGAGATGATCGGTTTGATCATAGCGCTTGCAACTGAAGCAGAAGGATGCCTTCGGTTGCTTGTCTATGACCTTGTCCCAGCCCATGATCTCTGCTGCATCAATCATGGATTCAACTTCAGCTAGAGCTTGTATTGCTATGTCCTTGTCGTAACGAACCAGCACTACTGCAGCGTTCTCTAGCTTGTCCTCTCTGGGTAGGAATGAGAGTGCAACATGGGTAATGTCGTACCCTTTTTGCTCCCAGCCATAACCGTACAGCATCGCCTGGATCCTGTACTGGTTTTTGATCTGACCCTTGCGGGCCTTGGCTAGGACATCTTTACCAACGATCTTCCAATCGTTGACTACACTGCCGTTCAGAGCGAACATGTCGCACGAACCGGTCAGCTTCAAATCTTTGTACTCGTGTACATACAAGCGCTCTTCAAGGATGTACTGGTCAGGCCAGCGATCGCGGAAGCCACGCTCTAATTCCTCATGGACGGCAGTACCAATGAATGGGTACCAAGCGCCATCGATCATTCGTGGGGTAAGTGCAAGCTTACGGGCAACGCACTTACGGCAGTCCATGCCGATCTCACTGATGCCGATCTGGATCTGGCGTGAGCGCTCGGTAATGAAGAGCTCAGGGATCCTGGAGATCCATTCCTCAGCAGTTGCTACTGCAGCTGAGTCTTGATCTTCTACTTCTCCATCAAAAATCTTGATTGTTGCCATCGTCGTCTCCTTCTAGGGGATTCACTCTATCACCATCATCCGACATTTTAATTCGGATCTTTGATAAAACTTTTCTTTCTATGTCTACACCACGTCTTCCATCCATACTGAAGCGTGTTGTGTGGTACCTCTTGTTGATTGTCTGGGCCACCAGCTGCTCAATGGTGCCCACTGTCACTAGAGTCCAGATGGTTACTTGGTGCATGTTGCTAGCACGGTGGATGCGGTCCTCGATCTGCTCCAGCATGTCTGGGTCATAAGGCAGGTCAAGCAGGATTAGATCGTCGGCAGCATCGAGAGTGATGCCCACGCCCATGCGACCTGACAGCAATACGATGTCTAGGTCACCAGCTTGGAAGCTACGCTGGATCTGGGCCCGGCGCTCGCTGGAGAGTGATCCCTCGATAACCTCACTGGTGAAGCCAGCTGCTCGGAGCTCTTCCTTGAGCCAGTACAGCACTCGGACGAACTGTGATGCGATGACAACCTGACCAGACGTGATGTCTGGGTTGGCATAGCCACGTTCATTGAGCCACTCTAAGATCCATTCCAGTTTGGTTGACTTACCGCCGACCACTGGCTTGTCGTTCTCCCACTGGCAGGTAGAGATCTGCCGGCCACGAAGAGCAAAGATCATTGCAGCTGCAGTTTGGCGATCTTCTTCTTGTGCTAGGTCCTGCTCCTCAACCATGACTTTCAGTGCATCCATGTAGGCAGAGCGCTGATCCTTGTATAGGTCCAGCTCAATAAATCTGTATTGCTTCGGAGGAAGCTGAGTCAATACCTCGCCCTTGGTACGACGGATGATGACCCTGTCTTCCTGGTTAGCCCAGGCCAGCGGGCTCTTGATTGACCCAATGGCCTTGATGGTACGAGTGCGAGACACCTTCTTGTCATGGACGTGGAAGTTGTTCTCAAGCCACTGCCACCTGCTGATGGGCCCAAACTTGCCTGGGCTTAGAAACTTGTATGTGCCGAAGCGGTTCTCCAGCTTGCCTCGGTCAGGGGTGCCGGAGATGGCAATGCGTACTGGGACTGTGCTGAAGCACTTTAGTCCCCTCCAGAATTGCGTAAGGCTCTTGTCATTGTTGATCGGCAATACTATGTGCGACTCATCAATGGCGATGGCATCGAAATTTACAGCGTGGATGCCGGGGATCCTTGCGGTCTTGCCCCACTCGATCGCACCATGGTTAGCGAGCACAACGGTTGGGCCTGAGAAGTCAGCCTGCTCGAGCACTGACTTCTTCTTAGCTGAGCTCCCGACGCTCAGGTCGACCAGTGCGACCTCAGGATGGTAAGGCAGTACGAACTTCTCGATGCTGTCTTTCCATGCAGTTTGAGCCGCGACTATGGGCGTCAGAATCAAACTGATGCCACTCTCGAAGAGCCCGAGTCGCTCAAGCGACCCGAGCACCTCAAGTGTTTTGCCCAGTCCCGGCTGATCTGCAAGTAGGGCCACCTTGTTCTCGGTGATCCGATCTACAGCGTCGCGCTGGTATGGGTAGAGCGTGTGATCGTAGATGAAGCTCACAGCTTGCCGGCCTTCCTGATCTTGTGCCGGGCACTGGCAGTCATGCCTCCCCAGATGCCTTCTTTCTCATACTTGATCGCATAAGCACCGCAGGCGTTGATGATGGGACACTTCTGGCATGCATCAGTAGCGAGTTTCAGAAAGTACTTCTCATCAGCATTGGGGTGGTATAGGTCAGGTGCCTGCCGACATGGCAGTTGATCGTAGCCAACCTCTTCGATGACTTCTTGTAGTGCCATCCATGACTGGTTATGCCCCTTGGCGCTCCAGAAATACCTCAGCTTGTCACTCAAATAGATCACGTTCCTTGTATCGATCGGTTAGTTCGTCGCAGATGCAGTCGACCTTGTCGCATAAGAAACATTCTTCAAGGTCCTCTTCAGCATCCAGGATGTCTAGGCCTTCGCAGTCCTCATCGGTGCAAGGCTCTCGGGTTTCAATGTCACACACGGGAGACTCCTATCGGGCATTCCTGAGCATCACGGCAGTCCTCAACGGTGTCACCACAGTATTCGCAGTAAACCTTGAGCTCATTGTCTGCCCAGGTCCATACGACGTTTTCAGGTAGCTCTGAGAGCTGAGCGTGCAAGCTCGCCATCTTAGCCATTAGTGGATGTTCAATCGTGACTTGGTGGTGGCCTTGTACATTTCTGGGTACTCGACCAATGGGAATGTTTCCTTCACCTTGTCGGTGATCAGGGATGTCTCACGCCAGCGCGAGATGGACGCGACCTTGGCACCATGGACGTGTAGCTCTTCAGCTGATCCGATGATGTCCTTGATGACGGCCTTGATCTCATCTTCCTGGGCCTTGAGCTGTTTCATCTCGCTCTGTAGCTCGGAGAGCTGAGCCAGTAGTGAGTTCACCAGTGCAGGCTCAGCTGACTCGATGATCTTCTTGTTGACCTTGGTAGCCTTAGGCTTCTCGATCAGCTTGGACTTTGCCTCTTCAATGAGAGTGCGTGTTTCGGTGGTAGTCATTTGTTTCTCCTTACTTGATTATTTTGACTGTGTCTTGTTCGGGTTCTGACTCAAGGGCTAGGTCCCATAGGTCAGGAGAGTTGATCGCCATCTTGGAATACTCCGAGTGGTCCTCAACGATGAAGATGTACTTGGGCGAGTTGCCCATGGTGTATCCCCACCATTCAGCGCAGGCCACGACTTCTTCGAGGTCGTTCTCTACGTTGAAGAACTGTGCGAATCGCTTGGTCGCTTTCTTGAGAGCTCTGTTGTTGAGCCTGTTGATCCTGAAAGCGATCACTTGGTAATTCATGCCAGGGTTGAACTTAGCCATTGGTCCAGTGATCTTCATCTGTGATGTCGGCAATTGCCCATTCGCCAGAGTCGCCGTCATTGATGATGCCTGATTTGGCTAGCATGCCACTTGCAATGGCGAATGCTTCATCCTGATCCTTGGCACTGATCAGCAGGTGTCCTTCGTAGCTAACTGAAAATAGTCCAGTCTTATTCATGGTGCTTTCCTTTCGTTGGTGTATCTGTAGTAGACACTATAGCAAATGGGTCTGACATTTTGTCAACTATTTTTTCTTGGCGAGTCTGATGCAAAGATCTGGGAGTTTCTCGGCCTTGTTGATTGATGCCTCGCCAGATTGTAGCCGGAAGACATAAGAGGCCGGTGCAGTGCCGTTCAGGGCTTTTGTGCCTATCTCTATGGTTGCTTCGCCTCGCTGGTACTTCTCATTGTTCCTGTTAGCTTGGACGAGTTCCCAGTTTCCGGTCGACAGCGCCTCCTGAAGCAAATAGGGTAATTGTGTTTTGGTCACTTGCGGTCTTCTTTCTTGGTGCTATAGTAATGGCGTGGTCAGTTCGGTGGTCACAAATCTCCTTTCGGGAGAATCCCCTGCATTCATGTTAGTGCAGGGGATTTTCTGTTTCCTAAGAGTCGAGCTTGCTGGGTGGTACTTCTCCCACTGGTGCATCCAGGATCTCCTGATCGGTAACATCAAGGCCCCAGTGCTCAGCCAATACCTTACGCACGCCGTAGCAGTGGCTAGGCCAGAACCTGAACGGGTCGTGCTTACGCATTAGGTTGAAGTCCTTGATGTCTGGGTACATTAGCTTTAGATCATCGCCAGTGGACATTCTGTATAGGCGTACCTGCTCGGCTTCAATGCGGTCGAATGCTTCGATGATTGGAATGCCAGAGTCCTCGGTCAGGTACTGAACCCACTTGCTCCAGCAGTTTCTGGTAGTGACATTACGCATCTTGGTGATGTCATCGCGACGGGACGCATCATCGATTGAGCCAACTAGCGGTGACGCATTGAAGCCATCTGGCACGATGTACTCGAAGGTCTGAGTGCCATGGTCCTTGATGTAGCTTTCGATGTCGGACTTGCGGTACCAAGAGGTGTTGCCTGCACGCAGAATGGGAAATGGGGCGACCTCTGATTTCTGTCTGAAATGGCGTAGCTGGTTCATGGTAAATCCAGTTAGATCTGACACTTCGCGGGATGTCAAAAGTTCGCCGTAAATGGGGTCATAGGTGGTCATTTGTCTTCCTTACTGTAGATAGGTAGAAATGTAGTGTAAATCAACATTTCTACATCAGTTTAGGTGATTGGGGTGATTGTGCAAGCCAACTGGGGTAAAAAAGTGCTCATTTTAGGCCTCAGGAGCCATTTTCCTATTGAGCTCTATGTAAACCACTTACACCTTACAAATCTACATCAGCTCTGTAGATCTGCAAGGTGTAGGTGCTCTATAGGCGTTGCGACTGGATTTTGGTGTTTTTGCACCTACGGGGCAGCATCATCATCATCATTTTCCGGCCGACGGTGCTGGCCTCCTACGGGCAAAAAAATACCCTGCAAGCCTAAGCCTGCAGGGTATTTTCTGGTGTGCTGGATCATCCGTAGACTAGCTCCTGGAATAGGCCCGCTTGGACAATTACATCCAGAGCGTCGCTATCGATCATGCCTAGATCATCGTCGGCCAGTGCGCTAACTATGTATCCCCTGAGTCGTTGGTTCACACCGACCGTGCCGTCAAGGATCAGCTGTATCCCTTTTCGGATAGTGTCAACATTGAGTTCAAGTGTGTCGCCGTCAGCTTCGATCAAGAAGCGGTAACAGTAGGTGTAGTCAAAGAGCCCTTCTGGGGCCCGCTTGATGTCGCTAGCGAGGTCAACCCAGTAAGCGATAGCTCCCGTCTCGAACGCTGCGTTGACTAGCTCGATCAAGCTGGTAACGGGTAGCTGGTGCTTGATAGTGAATGTTACGGACTCGGTTAGTACATCGGTGGTATTGGTGTTCATGGTGTTGCCTTTCGTTAGATGGTTGCCCAGATTAGGGTATAGCCGTTTGATTTGTCTAGTGTGTAGTAATCGTGCTGGAGCTCGCGGTGCCATACGGTGTTCCAGTCGATGCAGTTGCTAATCCATGTTGGTAGATTTTCGATTTCTTCAAGGTAGCTGTTGGTTGCGGTCTCCATGGCGTAGTCAGCTGGGTTGCTGTACTCTCCCATGAATGTTTCGTCCTCAACATCGGTTAGTGACGCCAGTTCGCTAAGGTCATCGGGCCTGTTGCCAGTAACCGATAACCAAAGCATGAACCGGGCGGGGTTGCTGGTGTAAGAGCTCACTAGGTTGTAATCGATGTCCACTAGCGCAACCAAAAATCTTTTGGCTCGGCCAGTGAATCGCAAACATGGCAGATAGCGTCTTGGTTGTTGCTAATGCCTAGCTCTACGGCGGTCTTGAAGCTTGGCTCGCTAAAGCCGACTTCGGTGTCGCAACAGCATGGGATTAGATAGCTGGAGTCGATGAAGCTTTCGCCATCGTTGGTGCGCCAAATGCCGATGTAACCGACTAGCTGGATCATGTCCCAGTTGGCATCGATCTGGGCTTGTAAGCGCTCTGCGTCTGGAGTGCCAGTTGGTGAGTAATACAGTGCATTCTCTTCACCGTAAGGCCTCACCATGCCACCAACAGCCCAGTAGTTGGGCTTAGCTGGTTCGCCAGTGAATACGCTAATGGTGGCGCTTCCAGACTTGGCGATTTTGATGATTTGGTTGGTTAGTTGCTTGGTGGTTAGTGACTTAGTTGTTTTCATGGTGTTGCCTTTCGTTAGTTGTTTATTGTTACGCCGTGGTGGCTCATGGTTTTATCAATGTAAGAGATCAAGTCGCTAATCGCATCACGCTTACCTAGCAGGTAGTCGGTGCGTGGATCAGCGTAGTTAGGGTCGATGTCCTTCTGAATCCAGAAGGTGCTGTCAGCACCCTTGTATAGTGCGAGAAGCGTCTCTCGGAGCATCTCTCGTTGTTCGTGGTAGCCATCACGCTTAGCGGTGAACTGGCGTAGGTTGGTTGTTGTTTGCATTGTTATTGCCTTTCGATAGTTGGTTAGGTAGCCAGAGGAAGCATCGAGTTCGTGAATTTTTGAATTGATGCCAACACTGATTGACTACTACAAGTGTAAGTGCATTGCTAGTAGTGCACAGTTTTGGCAGTGCATCAGTGTCATCAGTGACGGCATCATCAGCATCAAATTCCAGCCGTTCCCTGTTTATTTAGCAGGCAAAAAAAATCCCTGCCAGCACTGGGGGAAGTGCTGGCAGGGATTTGTTTACTGCAGTGCGCCCTCGTGGAAGCTCTCTACAGCACGTTCAGCGTTTTCACGCTGGTCACTGCAGTACTGATCCGTTTGACGCTTGAACCATTTTGCGTCGGTCTCTTCACTGCAATTAGTGCCAAACCCAATTCGCAGGTAAATGTCAACCGCGTCGTAGTCATACAGGTTGCCGTGCAATTGAGAGTAAAAGCGATACCTGGCATAAAAGTCCTGCCAGTTGCTTTCTCTAATAGATCGGTAACCGACGGCCATGCAAACCCAAGCCAGGTTGGCAGTACGGTTGCGCTCTTCCTCGGACTGTACGTCCCAGGGTAGGTTAGGTAGTTCACTTGCATCCCAATTCAATGGCATGGTTACACCTCGCAATCGTGGCCGTAGTAAAACTCCTCGGCCTCATCGACGTCAAAGAGGTCAAACACCCGGGAGCACTCCGGGCATGTAGCTGTTGTTTCTAATTGCATAATGTCTCCTTTCAAGAGATACCTATAGTTTACGGCGGATTGCATCACTGCACAGCTGGCATCATCAGCATCATCAGCATCAGCATCAGCATCATTTTCCAGCCGTTCCCTGTGGGGCAGGCAAGAGAAACCCCGCTAGCACCGAGGGGGGCGGTGCTAGCGGGGGGCTTTTATCTCACCTCATTCCAATCTAGGTCAAAGAACTCAAGCTCGTTATCAATGAACTCAAGGGAAACGCTGTCTTCACTGCACATTTCGTTAGTGAATGTGTCAGGTAGGTCATCTCCATCATTGACCCAGAGCTCGTAGTAGAAGCTCTCCTTTACATTGACCTTTGGCATTAGAGATACTGAACTACTGACTTGTAGACCGAGGCGTTTACACTCTCCTCATTGCTCATACGGAGCAGCTTGAGTGTGTTATCTATTTCCTCAATCTTCTCCTGTGAAGCAGCGTCAAGGCTGATGTGCTGCCACTTGTTCTTGTGTCTCTTGTATTCACGCTGGGTTGGTCGTGGCTCAGAGGGCTGCTGGGGGGCACGCTTCATCTGTGCGTTAGACAGGTAGATGCGGAACTCCTGCGAGTAGCCGTTAAAGCCAAACCTGTCCTGCTTGATGTAGCCGTCCTTGACTGCCAGTTCTTGCATTTCCTTCAGGACATCAGCAGCAAACGCTTCTCGTTGCTTGTCATACTCTTCCCACTTGGCTCTGCTGTCTTCGCAATTAGAAGTGATGTCGGTCATTGCCGTCTCTAGTGCGTCAATTAGTTGTAGTCGGTTTACTTTGATTGCTGTCATTTCTATCTCCTTTTGATTGTTTGACAGGTATAGTTTGCCTCCGTTTCCCTGTTGGCACAGGCAAGGGATGTTGTCCGGGGTTCCAGCCGTTCCTATTTATATAGCTAATCAACCTGATCACATTGCATTTACAAAGGTGTCTACTATACTTATACACATGACTTATATTTGGATATACCCATCACCAGGGAGAGCAATATTTATCGATGACCAGCAGATCTCACCCTGCAACCTATGTGGAGAACGAATTGCAAAGTGTAGAGAAAATAACTGCACCGAAGGCACCGAGTAATGGCTCGGATCGCAGACCACCCATTGAGATTAGCCAGGCTGCAGCTTGGCTTGTCGCAGGTGGCCCTAGCCACCAGGGCTGGTGTCAATCGTGCAGCAATTACAGCGATCGAGGATGGCAGGACCAAGAACCCATCTCAGAGAATAATCGATGTGATTGCGACTGGCCTTGGTATTGACGAAGACGAGCTAGTAAAGCAGATCCAGGACTACGTCACCAAGCCAGTAACCATCACGCCACCGCCAGCAGTGCAGAACCTAATGGTCATACCGCCGTATACGCTGAGTCAGTACTACAAGACGTTCAAGCAATGGCGTCTGGAAATTGCGAAAACGCCTACGGCGTTGGCAAGTATGCTCCGGGTAAACCCGGCTGTGATCTCCAGGTATGAGGCCGGCCAGCTGTCTGCGTTCCCAGACATTCTCTCCCGTAAGCTGATCGAAGCATTTAAGCCTTACGGTATTACCCCAGAGTACGTAGTAGAGCTAGAGAAGCTGCCAGCAGCATGAGATGGCTATGGGAAAAGCTAACCCAGAAGATTTGGGACGAGGCACAGCAGATTGGCATCCAGCTTGGCTACATGGCTGGGAAGCAGAGCGCCGTAGACTGCATAGATAGCTTGATCGCCTCCGGCGAGTATGAAGAATATGAAGATCTACTAGAAGCGATCATTGAGGAACTGCAAAACCCACATGAGTGACATTGACCTAGAAAAGTTTGAATCTCGGCTTGAGTCCGGGAGACAGACTAAGGAGCAGAAGCTCTTTGAAGCAGTGCTGGCTGCTGCCATTGCTGCTGACCGTCGTGGCTTTTTTGTTGAGCCACAGACAGTCAAAGACCAGACGAATGACATCGAACTTGAGCAGATCGAGCTGGTATGGCAGACAGGCAAGTTTCAGCGATCACTAGAAGATCGTGGCATTGCCAGCACTAAAAACCCTAACCTTACGCTTCGTCAGGAGACATTCCTGCAGGCCTACTTGAATCCGCTGAACCTAAAGCCACCGCAGACCGTGGCTAAGCAGATGAAGATCAGCACGATCGAGCTTGATGGTTGGATGCGACAGAAGCACTTTGCTGAGGCGATGAGCGCCAAGAGCGAAGAGAATCTCCGCAAGTACATCCCGATGGCAGACCAGGCTTTGGGTCAACTTGTCCAGCAGGGTGACATGAAGGCGATTACCTTCGTCAACCAGTTGACCGGTAGATTTGATGCAAACGCCAAGTCACAGGTGGATGTTAGCGCTCTATTGCTTGCTATGCAGGAGATCATCCAGAAACATGTGCGCGACCCGATAACACGTCGAAACATCGCCAGAGAACTAATTTCACTCGCTCAGGGAAATTCAAGCTCCACGGTCATACCAGAGCCCATGCCAGATGCTATAATGAGTGAAGAGACGACCGTTGAAATTAATACTAAGGATTAGCACCTATGGCGTCTACAACCACAACCCGGCTAGGGCTGTTCAAGCCTACTCCAGGCACAAATGAACCGTTTCGCATTACGGACATTAATGACAATTACGACCTGATTGACACCTTCTCTGAGGAGTATGACACCGAATACGCTGCTTTAGAAGCTCGTGTAACTACTTCAGAAAACGAGATCGCCACACTGCAGCCGATGACGCTGGAAACCGTAACTGGTACTGCTAGAACTCTTGTTGCAGCAGACTCCAACAAGCTTCTGCGTTGCGCTAACACTCTTGTTCTTACATTTACCATTGCAGACGTCTTTGCCATTGGCCAGACTGTAAACATCCTTATGGATGGAGCACAGGTTACATTTACTGAGGGAGCTGGGGTTACATTGCACTCTAGCCTCGAATACCGCAACACTTTTAGGCAGTACGGGTGGACCACGCTGTCCAAGGTTGCTGCTGGAGAGTACCGCCTAAACGGAAACCTAACCGCATAATGGTTGAGGAGACTCAGCCAAGCGTTAGGGTAACTCTGCAGACGATCTACGACAAGCAGCTCGACAACGAGAAGCTGCTAGTTCGTACGCTTGAGCGCCTTGATGGCTTGTCTGATGTCCCTGATAGACTGAGGCGCTTGGAAAACGTACAGGCAGAGCGTGCCTGGGTGCCAAAAGTAGTAATGGCAGCACTAACTTCTGGCATGGCTGGATTGGGAGTTGCGCTATTTGGATTGGTTACTAAATGAAGGAAAAGACAATGTTTGTGTTGGCAGCTGGAGTTATGGTTGCCATTCTTGTCGCTATCATTGGCGACTACGTAGTATCTGCACTTGAGACTCAGGTTACCGGCGAGCCGGTAGATGTATCTGCAGAGGTTATGACCTTGGTGCAGACCGCACTTGGTGGCGTCATCGGTATTCTTGGCGGCTACTTTGGTGCCAAAGGGATTAAGAAAGACGACTAATGGCAGACAAAAACGAAGCAATGATGAGAAGGCTAGCTGAGAAGGCAGCCTACCGCAGAAGGTACGCAAAAGACAACGCTGCCATGTATGACGCAGGAATCGCTACTAGACCAAAGTTCCACCACTTTGAGGTATCAGATCCACCGACCGACAACACCCGCGGAGAGTTTTTGGTTGGCCCGCTTCGTGGCGAAGAGGCTAGGACTTATTCTCGGGCAAAGGGTGCTGTAGCTCGAAAGAAGAAGAAGTAATGGCTAAGTTTATGTTTCCGTTCCCGGACAGCAAGATCACGGGACACTTTGGAAAGATTCGCACTATTAAGGGCAAGAAGACTAACCCGCACCGCGGAACTGACTGGGCGATGCCAAAAGGCACTCCAATCCCTGCAGTGTCAGCAGGAACCGTCAAGCTAGTTCAGTACAGCAAAGTACTTGGCTGGGTTTTGGTCCAGACTGTTTATGGCAAGGACCGCAAGACTCGCTATGTCGGATATTGCCACATGAAGATCGAGCCGACCCTAAAAGTTGGCGAAAAAGTCAAAATGGGCCAAACAATTGGAAAAGTGGACACCGAGGGCATGTCAACAGGGCCTCATCTACATGCCACCCTCTCAGACAGCCTCAAAGGCGTTTTCTACGGCACAGTGTATGATTTGTACAAATACCTATCAGAGAACATTGAAAAGCCCTTAGAATCGATCTCAGAGCCTAAAAAAATCGAAAAAGCCCCGACAATCGTGTACGCATGTCCACACTGCAAGAAAGAGCTCAAATGAACATTAAATCAATCAGTAAGCGCACAGTTGCTTACGTAGTACTAAAAGTTTCCGCTACCCTCGGTGGTGGATTCGTAGTTGGAGTAGAGGTCTGGCAGGCAGCTGCAGTTGCAGCTTTTGTTGGTATCATGGAAGTTGCAGAAGAGATCAGCCGTGCATATGTAACTGACGGCGATGTTTCTGATGCAGATGTCAATGAGATCTTTGGTGGCTTCCTAGCCGATGAAGATCCAGAACTAGGAGCGTAACAATGCCAAAGCTTTACAACACAGTAACCAAGAAGACAATGTGGATGCCAAGTCACTACATGGGCCAGTTTCCAT